ACCGCGCTTCGCTTCTCAAGGTCGTAACGGCTTATATGAAAGAGGCAGTTACCAACGACCGCGTTACCGTGTATACTGCGCTCGTAGAGGCTGGGCACCCACAACTGGCTGCGGCCATTCAGAAGCTATAGGAGGCCGAGATGGCAATTACTCAGGCGATGTGCACTTCGTTCAAGGATCAAATCCTAGAGGGTGTCCACGACGTCCGCTCGAGCGGGGGAGACACCTTTAAGCTTGCGCTGTATTCGAGCGCGGCCACGCTGGATGCGACCACAACCGCCTACACCTCGTCCAACGAGGTCGCGAACTCTGGCACCTACTCTGCTGGCGGCGGCACCCTAGTCAATATCAGCCCGACCACTTCTGGCACCACGGCATTCACCGATTTTGACGACCTCTCGTTTACGTCGGCAACGATCACCGCCCGCGGGGCCCTGATTTATAACACGACTCCGACGCACACCTTTACCAATCCATCGGGCGCTGTTTTCGATTTTGGTGGGGACAAAACCTCTAGTGCTGGTACGTTTACCATCCAGTTTCCTGCGGCCACCGCGTCGGACGCGATTATTCGTATCAGCTAAGAGGTATCCATGACCACGCTTGTAAACCGTGCAAAGATGACCACGGCCACTACAGGCACGGGAACTCTCACTCTTGGCTCTGCATCACTTGGATACCAGACCTTTGCTGCGGCAGGGGTCTTGGACGGTGAGACGGTTCGCTACGTCATTGAGGAAGTCAACAACTGGGAAATCGGTGTTGGCACTTACACCTCATCTGGGACTACGCTGACTCGGACACCAAGTGAAAGCAGTTCTGGTGGTTCTGCCATCACGCTCACGGGAAGTGCTGTGGTCTATGTGGTCGCTGCCGCTCAGGACATTTTCCCTGCCAATGATATGTTCTATGAGAACGATCAGTCGGTGACAAAGAATTACACAATCGCGTCCACGAAGAACGCAATGTCTGCTGGGCCTGTGACAGTCAACGCTGGCGTCACGGTCACGATTTCTTCAGGCGCAAGATGGGTGGTAATCTAACATGAGCAACATCGCACTGACACCCAACGCATCTGGTACAGCCACCTTCACAATCGCGTCTCCCGCGACAAACACCAATCGGACGCTGACGCTGCCCGATGCTACTACCACCGTGGTTGGCACTGATACCGCGCAGACCTTGACCAACAAAACGATCTTTGGCGGCGCGATTAGCCGCGCTACTGCTGTTGCGTCTACTAGTGGAACGGCCATTGACTTCACTGATATCCCCTCGTGGGTTAAGCGCATCACTGTGATGTTCGGCGGGGTGAGTTTAAGTGGAACAAGTTTACTCCAAGTTCAGATTGGCGATGCTGGCGGGATTGAAAACACAGGTTATCTCGGCGCATGTAATACGTTTAGTTCCTCACCATCAGCGACCAACTATTCCTCTGGTTTCTTGGCTAATGAGAATGGCAATAATGCATGGCTGACGCACGGGCTTATGACGCTGGCTAATGTGTCTGGGAATCTTTGGGCCGAATCCCACTCCCTCGGCCTTAGCGGCACAGATGCTGTTTCTCTTGGTGGGGGTACAAAAACCCTCTCCGACACACTCACCCAAGTCCGTATCACCGCATCAAATGGCACGGACACATTTGATGCTGGCACTATCAATATCATGTATGAGGGCTAACTGATGTCAACTCTACGCGCCAACGCAATCCTTGACGCTGCTGGTGGCAACACGGCAACGATCAACGGCATCCCACTGCGTCAGGGCATTTTGGACCCTGAGAATCGCATCATCAACGGCGCGTTTGACTTCTGGCAGCGTGGGACGAGTTTTACGACTGCTGTATATGGCGCTGATCGGTGGCTTAATTCGCTCAATGGTGGGACGGTAACTCAGTCCCGTCAGGCGTTTGCATTGGGTGATACGCTGGGATCAAACAGCCCGACATATTTTTTGCGCCAGACGGTCAGTGGGCAAGGCGGCGTAGGAAATCTTGCGATTACTGAGCAACGCATTGAGGGTGTTCGTCCCTACGCGGGTCAAACTATTACCGTTCTTGGTTGGGCAAGACGCTCAAGCGGCAGCGGGAATATGGCTGTTGAGGGTAATCAGAATTTTGGCACTGGTGGATCACCGTCTGCCACTGTGACAGCTATATCTCCAACTACTGTAACCTTGACGGATTCTTTTGCACCCTTTGCCGTGGTTATGACCGTCCCGTCGATCACAGGAAAAACACTTGGAACAGACGGTAATGACTATTTGCGTCTATTATTCTGGACTTCGGCTGGCTCATTGTGGAACGCACGTAGCAACTCCCTTGGCATCCAGACCATTGGCGTAGACCTGTGGGGCATCCATATCAAACTTGGTACACACACCACTGATGCAGTGAGCCTCTACAAGCAGCCTGAGCTTGAACCTGAGTTGTCTCGGTGCCAGCGGTATTTTTGCGTGACGCGATACAATAACAGGTTTAACGCAGCGGCAATAGGTCAATTTGGGGAAAACTATGTTTATTGGCCGCAACAAATGCGAGCAGCACCGACAACAACGCTGGACACTACTGGCATTTCTGGCGGTACTGGACTCTTGCAAAGCCCGTCTATTTTTGGCGCTAGAGCTGAGTTACTATCTACTGGGACTGGAGACGTAAGACTCCTCAACGCAACTGTTACAGCAGACGCGGAGCTATGAACATGGAAATCCTAAACGCACGTTACACAGCCTCTGGTTCAATCAGCGCCACGGTGGACGGCATGGAACTCTCTATCCCCGCCGTTGGCGGCAACCGCCACTATGATGCACTGATTGAGCAGGGCATTAAGATCGCGCCATACGTTGAGCCGCTAGCGACAGAAGAACAAATCCGCGCTGAACGCAACAGGCTCTTGGCTGCATCTGATTGGACACAGCTTCCTGACGCCCCCGTTGATCAAGCATCATGGGTTACCTACAGGCAGGAACTTCGTGATATAACCGCGCAGCAGGGTTTCCCTGAGAACGTAATCTGGCCCACGCCCCCGGAGTAATTAGATGCTTGGCTTCTCACCCCTCGCTTCTGCACCATTAGGCGATGACGGTGGGGTTCCACCCGTCCTTGTCTCTGTAACTGGTGTTGTTGCCACGGGTGAAGTCGGTTCTGTTACCGTCCTTGCCGCCGCCACTGTCTCCCCCACTGGGGTATCCTCTACTGGCGCGGTTGGCTCTGTCACCATCACGGCTGGTGCAGTTGTATCCCTTATCGGCGTCTCCGCCACGGGTGAGGTTGGCTCGGTCTCCGTCTCGGCCGCAGCTAATGTGTCTCTCACTGGAGTTTCAACGAGCGGGCAGATCGGCTCAGTTTTCGTTTCAGGCAGCGCCGTTGCGCTGCTGAGTGGCGTCTCTGCTGCAGGATCGATTGGCACCGTGGCCGTTGGGGCGGGCGCAGTTGTACAGGTGTCTGGCCTGTCCGCCGCCACTGAACTTGGCACCGTGGTCGTGCCTGTGTCGCCCTCTGGGGTTGTTGCTTCCGCGTTGCTGGGGACAGTGACCGTAGAGAACACAACTTTTGTTTTCCCTTCAGGGGTATCTGCGGTAGGTTCCGTCGGAGTGGTTTCCGTTGCCGCAAGCGCAAACGTGATTCTGGTCGGTGTTTCCGCCACTGGCCGCATTGGTCTGGTGACGGTTTGGAGCAACATACTCCCCGCCCCCGGTACGGCGTGGGGTGAGATTGACCCAAATCCAGCGACGTCTTGGTCTGCTATATCCCCGTCCCCCGGTTCTTCATGGACGGAGCTTGATCCAAATGCTATAAATGTCTGGACACCCATTGATCCAGAGCCACCCACGATCTGGACACCCGTTGCCGCGTAAAGCCTTAACTGGATTTGAGGATGACCAATGCCGAGTACATACACAACTAACCTTGGAATCCAGAAACCCGCCAACGGAGAGCAGTCGGGTACGTGGGGGGGAACTGTAAATACAAACAGCGATATCCTCGACCGTGCTATAAACGGATCGCTCTCCCTATCTCTCTCGGGTACGTCCTCCACCCTCACCACATCGCAGGGGGTAACTTCAGACGGCCAGTTCAAGGTCCTTGAGCTTACCGGCACACCCTCGGGCACTCATACAATCACGATTGCCCCATCGACGGCGCAGACCTTGTATCACGTTAATAATACGACTGCCCAGTCGGTCATCTTTACCCAAGGGTCGGGCGGTAACGTCACTATCGTATCCGGGGCCAGTGCTATCATCTATTCAAGCGGCGCAGGCGCGGCGGCCAAGGTCACAAACATCACCAACGTGTTTGCGATGTCGAACGTAAAGATCACTGGCGGTTCTATTACGGGGATCACCGACCTTGCTGTTGCGGACGGCGGAACTGGTGCATCTACGGCATCTGATGCGCGAACAAATCTTGGGCTTGGGACTATTGCTACTCAGGCTGCCTCTTCTGTAGCTATCACTGGTGGTTCCATAACGGGTATTACAGACCTTGCTGTGGCTGATGGTGGTACTGGGCAAGGCGCTGCACTGACGCAATATGGCGTGATTTATGGTAGCACGACAACGGCGATGGCTACTACTGCTGCTGGCACTGCAACGCAAGTTCTGCACGGCAACGCCTCTGGCGCGCCCACGTTTAGTGCCGTATCCCTGACCGCCGATGTCTCTGGAACATTACCAGTGGCAAACGGAGGCACTGGCGTCACCACATCCACTGGTTCTGGCGCAAATGTCCTAGGAACTGGTCCCTCGATTGCTGCCCTTACGCTTACAAGCAGCGTAACTGAAACGGTCTTTGCTGTCACTGGGACCACCCCAGCCTTGAGTGCAGCAAATGGTACAATCCAGACATGGACACTGACTGCAAACTCTACACCAACGGACAGCTTGTCTGCAGGTCAGTCGATCACACTGATGGTTGATGATGGTACTGCATATACTATCACTTGGCCTTCCGTTACGTGGAAAACCGACTCTGGCGTAGCCCCCACCTTGAACACTACAGGTTTTACTGTCGTTGTTTTGTGGAAAGTTGGTAGTGTTCTGTATGGCGCACGGGTAGGTAACTCGTAATGATCAGAGAGAAACTTCTGTCTGCAGGTAAGGTGACACAAGAGTTTATTGCGGTAGGTCATAATACTACTCCTTTTGTCTCTGCTTACTCTTGGTCTAAAGCAGGCTTTGGCACTAAGTTTGCTAATCCTGCTACGTTACCTGCTAATACTGGTAATGGCGTAGCCTTTCATCCTAAAGGTAGTGCTATTGCAGTAGCTCATCAAACTAGCCCAAATATTACTGCATACCCTTGGTCTGGTTCGGGTTTTGGCACTAAGTTTGCTAACCCTGCTACACTCTTTACAACAGCCGGTACAAGTGTAGCTTTTTCACCCGCTGGAGATGCCATCGCACTTACTGGTGGTAACTCTCCTTACGTTATGGTGTTTCCGTGGTCTGGTTCGGGTTTTGGCACTAAGTTTGCTAACCCCGCGACTTCCATTCCTAATAATGGTAGGGGCGTAGCCTTTTCCCCCTCTGGGGATGCTATCGCAGTAGGTCATAGTACTGGTCCTCACCTATCTGTTTATCCTTGGTCTGGTTCAGGCTTTGGCACTAAGTTTGCTGACCCTGCTACGTTACCACCCCCTGTTGGTTATGGTGTAGCTTTCTCTTCTTCTGGAGATGCTGTTGCCGTTGCCACAGGTAGTTCTCCTTATGTCTCTGTTTATCCTTGGTCTGGTTCGGGTTTTGGCACTAAGTTTGCTAACCCCGCTACCTTACCCCCCGCTGATTCTTATAGCGTAGCTTTTTCCTCTAGTGGGAATGCTATTGCTGTTGCTGGTGATACCAGTCCTTATGTGGTCGCTTATCCTTGGTCTGGTTCAGGCTTTGGCACTAAGTTTGCTAATCCTGCTACTCTACCACCAGCTACTTGTAATGGCGTAACTTTCTCTTCTTCTGGGGATGCTATTGCAGTAGCTCATGATAGTTCACCTTTTATTTCTGCTTACCCTTGGTCTGGTTCAGGCTTTGGCACTAAGTTTGCTAATCCTGCTACTCTACCAGCAGGTAATGGCAATAGCGTAGCTTTTGGAGTAATATAATGAACGAAGAAAAAATGAAAATCCTTAGCGCAGCAGCACTAGGCCGTAAGGCTGAGGTAATGAACTACCAGATCAACATCGACAACTTCCGTCTTGCCATCAAAAAGATTGAGGTTGAGCATTCAGACAAACCTGCAATGCTAGAGTTTGCGGATCATTTGCGTGATCTTCTTGCGTCAAGCCTGACGGAACAGCTAAAAGAGATCATCATGCTCGAGGTGATTGAGCAACAGTTGGAGGAGCAGTGATGTACGTCAAGGTCAAAAACGGCGCGGTTGATGCCTTCCCATACGGCATCCGAGAGTTGATGCAGGACAACCCCAACACCTCTTTCCCAGAGCGTGTGAGTGATGTTTTTCTTGCGCAATATGGAATCTACCCTGTTATCTCGAAAGAGATTCCACAGCCCTTTGATAACGTGATGCAGAATGCAGCTACGGTTGATCCTGTGTTTACTAATGGGGCTTGGGTACAGGCGTGGAAAATTACCCCTGCTTCTGCTGAAGAGGTTGCACAACGTCTTGCTGACCTTGCCCAGAATGTTCGATCCACACGGAACCAACTTCTGGCCGATAGTGACTGGACGCAGGTGATTGACTCACCTGTTAATCTAGTAACGTGGGCAACATATCGTCAAGCACTGCGTGACATCACAAAGCAAGTTAGTTTTCCACAAAACATAAACTGGCCTGTAGCCCCAGAATAAGGATGAAATGATGGACGTTCTTGAGTTTCTTATGAAGTGGGCTGTCGCGCCAGTGATAGGCATCGTCTTTGCTATGTACACACGGCAGCAAGCACACGCCACGGATATTGCGGTGCTGAAAGCAACGGCATCGGCAAACAAGGAAGCGCACGACCGCGAGTTCAAGCAGATTCAAGATAGCTTCAAGGCCGTGTTCTTGAAGCTTGATGACATCGAACGTGCGTTGAGAAAGTGACATGTTGAGCAAAACTCAGATTGGCCGTGCCGCTGAGTTTTTGGTCTGCTATACGCTACAGCTTAATAACATTGAGTGTTACCACGTCAATTCCACGACAGATGTCATCGCCACAGTGGCATCTGGCAGGTTACTTCGGGTAGAGGTTAAAGCCGCTACCGTACCAACCCCGCGCAAACATGATAATGCCTACCGTTTTCATGTCAGTAAGACAGACAATGCCGATTGGTATGCACTTGTTGCCTTAGACACGGGTCTCATGATATTTATGCCAAGAACGCAAATCAAAACTCGGCTGATCACCATTCGAGAATCACGATTTACGGCAGAACGACAAGCGGATACGATACAAAAGCTAGGAGCAGAGACATGATTAACAAGGCCACTGTGAACCTGATCAAGGAATTTGAGGGCTGTAAGCTGACGGCTTACAAATGCCCTGCAGGCATCTGGACCATTGGATACGGTACCACTGCCGCCGCCCATGTCGGCATCGATCCGCACGAAGGCATGACCATTAGCCAAAAAGACGCGGAAAAATACCTGAAGTTGGCAATCGAGAAGTTTGCGGAAGCAATCAAGCCAGCCATCACCCAGCCGATCAACGAGAATGAGTTTGGCGCGTTTGTGTCCTTGGCGTACAACATAGGCTCTGGTGCATTCAAAAAGTCCTCTGCCCTTCGCCACTTTAACGCCGGTGAAACCGAAAAGGCTGCTGATGCGCTCCTGCTGTGGAATAAAGCTGGCGGCAAGGTCCTGAGCGGACTCGTGCGCCGCCGCGCTGCGGAGCGGGCATTGTTTTTGACACCTGTTGGTTTCGTCGCGCAAGAGGCCGTCGAAAACAGCGCCTCTGTCCCAGACGCGCCACGCGATACACCAATGGAATCGACCACCATGCAGGCTGGCGCTATTCAGGCTGTGTCTGCTGTAGGCGCTGGCGCATCCGCCGTGTCCATGCTTAACGGCACCGCCCAGATCGTAGCCTTGATCTTCTGCGGTGTCATTGCTCTTGCCGCCGTGTGGATCATGCGTGAGCGCCTGCGTAAGTGGGCCGAGGGGGATCGCTGATGTTTGGGTGGATTAAACGCACTGTTCTTTGGGCCGCTGGAATAGCGGCCCTTCTCCTTGCCGCGTGGATGGCGGGTAAACGGGACCAAAAGCAACAGAGCGCCGTGAAGACGGCGGAGGGCTACATCAAAACTCGAAAGGAGATCGACAATGCCGAAGTTACTACTAGCGATGACCCTGCTGTTCTTCGTGACTGGCTGCGCGAACGTGGCAAACAATAGTGCCATCTGCGACGGCACGGCTTCGGCGCGGACTAAACACGCTGCCGCCCTTGCAGAGGACGGCGGTAACTTGTCCCTTGTAACTGGGGCTACGCTAATTCGTATGCTCGATGCTGGGTGCAAAGTTACGGCCCCGTGACATACCACATGTATTGGGGTATAACGTCTCTAGCAGGAGATAATTATGGCACTTACCAAGCTCGTGTTTCGGCCCGGCATTAATCGAGAGACCACCGCCTACGCCAACGAGGGCGGATGGTACGACGGCGATCTCGTGCGGTTTCGGGCCGGGAAACCTGAGAGCATTGGTGGGTGGACCAGATACACACAATCCCAGATGCGTGGTATTGCTAGGGGTCTAATCTCGTGGACCGCTCTGAGTGGCACCATCTATACAGGCGTTGGTACGAACCTAAAATACTACATTGTCGCTGGTGGTGCGCTAAACGACATTACGCCAATTCGAGAGACGACCACGGCTGGGGCTGTCACTTTCAGTGCCACTACAGGTTCGGCTGTAATTAGGGTGATAGACAATTCCAACGGCGTTTTCTTAGGCGACTTCGTGACGTTCTCTGGTGCGGTCAGCTTGGGCGGGAACGTGACGGCTGCGATTCTAAATGCTGAGCATCAGGTTACCCGCATCATTAACACGAACGAATATGAGATCACTGTAAGTGTCACCGCTACAGCGTCTGATTCTGGGAGTGGCGGGGCTTCCGTTATTGGGGCCTACCAGATTAACACAGGCCTAGACACCTCTGTTTTTGGAACTGGATGGGGCGCTGGGCCTTGGTCCCGTGGAACATGGGGGTCTGGCGCTGACACGTCGGTAGCCGGAGCACAGCTAAGAACTTGGAGCCACGACAACTTTGGTGAGGACCTCCTTATATGTGTTCACGATGGTGGGGTATATTATTGGGACGCAAGCGTAGGACTTGCAACTCGGGCCGTGGCCATTGAGGACCTTGCCGGAGCGCAGGCAGCGCCCACAGTGGCCAAGCAAATCATCGTCTCGGAACGTGACCGCCATGTTATTGCCTTTGGTTGCGACACCGAAGCTAATCCGGGAGTGCAGGACCCGCTGATTATTCGGTTCTCCGATCAAGAAAGCGCCGTTGAATGGCGCACTCTTCCCACGACCACCGATGGGGAGCTTCGAATTGGTAGTGGCTCCGCGATCATTTGCGCCGTCCAAACTAAACAACAGGTCATTGTCTTTACGGACAGTTCTGTTCACGCCATGCAGTATATCGGAGACCCTTTTACCTTTGGCGTCCAAGAGGTGTCGTCATCCATTTCCATCATGGGTCAAAACGCAGCCGTCGCTGTGGGGGACCTTGTTTTCTGGATGGGAAAGAACGAATTCTACGTATACGACGGTTCCGTTGTGCAAATTCCATGTAGTGTCAAAGAATACGTCTTTGACGGCATCAACGAAGATCAGGAACTCAAGGTCTATGCTGGCCACATAAGCTCTTTCTCTGAAGTTTGGTGGTTTTACGCTTCTACAAATAGTAGCGAAAACGACAGCTATGTCGTGTACAACTATGAGCAAAAGGTTTGGTATTACGGAACCCTGCCTCGCACGTCGTGGATTGACCGAGGCGTTCAGGGGTATCCAATCGCTGCATCTCCTGATGGATATCTCTATTTCCAAGAGAGCGGTTTGGACGATGGCAGTGTAAACCCACCGGCTGCTTTAGCCCCATACATCGAATCAAGCGTTGTTGATATTGGTGAGGGCGATCAATTTATGTTTGCCACTCGTATCATTCCTGATCTGACGTTCCGAAACTCAACCAATGAGGCTCCGACTGCCACCTTGACCCTCAAGGCACGGAATTTCCCCGGTGGGTCCTATTTTGCCTCTGATGCAGACCCCGTAACAAAGACAGCTTCTCATCCTGTTGAGGAGTTCACTGTCCAACTTTTCACGCGCCTGCGCGGTCGATCCATGTCGCTTCGTATTGAGTCTAACCAGCCGGGAACCGCATGGAGATTGGGTGATCCACGACTTGATCTAAGAACCGATGGGAGACGTTAATGCCAACAAGCAACCCAGCCCCGTTTTTTCCCACCCCGCCCGGGGAGTACAATCGACAATACATGGCGCAGTTGGTCCGTTCCTTCTCGGTCTTTGTTCAGCAGACAAATAACCCCGGCGATGCGATCTTCACAACGCTGCGTCTAACGTCCCTGCCAGTCTATGCCAACAACGCTGCAGCACTTGCTGGTGGACTGACTGCCAATGACGTATATAAAACATCTACAGGAGAGCTTCGGATTGTCGTGTAACGCTAGGTCTGTTAGACTCCACCCCAGAAACCTCTGAAGGTTATACCCATGCTTGGATTTCTTGCTCCTCTCCTCGGTGGCCTCGGTGGTCTCCTGTTCCCTGCAGCTGGGGCCGCGGCCACTGGCGCTGCAGCGACAGGAATTGGCGCACTACTCTCTAGGGCAGCACTTCCTGCTCTTGGCGCAGGTCTTGGGACCTTGGCGTCAGGCGGTGGGGGCAAGGACGCGATCCGCAACGCCTTGATGATGGGTGTGGGTGTCAACGCCTTTCCGGGTCTTGCAAAAACAATTCAAGGCAGCGAGTTTGGGCAATCTATCACGGAAAATCTGTCGGACATCTTTGGTATGCAATCACAACTAGCACCGACGACTTCTCCTATGCCAAGGAGTAGGCCACAGCCTATACAAGAACCTATGTCTGAAGGGTCTTTTGACCTCAACTCGGTTCGCCCTGAGTATGGTACGGGTGTCCCTCGCATGACCACGCTTCCCACCATCCGTGACATCAGCATGGTCCGCCCTGAGTTTGGCACGGGCATCCCTGCTGCACTTCCGCCCGCGATGATGCCTGATTACAACATGATCGACCCTAGGTTTGTAAATATGCTGATGCCTGAATACTACGACGACTCTCGGGTTCAACGTACTTTTGCCATGGGCGGCGAGATCGAAGGACCGGGAACCGGGACCAGTGATTCCATACCCGCTACAATTTATCAGGACGGTAAGCCCGTCAAAAAAGCCGCCCTCTCGGACGGCGAGTTCGTCATGACAGCCGATGCTGTCAAAGGCGCTGGAAACGGAAGCCGTGACCGCGGCGTCAATAGAATGTACGAACTCATGAGACGCTTTGAGAGCGGGGAGATGATATAATGGGCTCTGGTGCTCAACAAACCTCTACGGTTACACAATCCGTACCCGAAGAGTCGAAACCGTTCCTTTATGGTGATAAAGGTATCCTGCCTCGGGCACAGGCGCTTTCCGAGCAGCCAATGAACCTGCCTGACTATCAGGTTGCCGGTCTAACCCAACCACAGATACAGGCCTTTAACGTCGCCCAAAGCGGCATCGGCGGGTATATGCCTGCCTTAGCAGGTGCTGCTGGAGCCACTAACGCTGGCATTGGGGCCTTGAGCCAAGGTCTTGGGGTCGTACCTGCCGCCCTGTCAGCCGCACAACCCTATCAGACTGGGTCTGCAGCCACGGGCTTTGGTTCTACGCAGGGCTACAACCCTGCTACGGCCTATCAAGGTTACATGAACCCCTATCTCGAAGATGTGGTGCGCCAGTCTGAGCAGGACATTGCCCGTCAGGGCAAGATGCAGGAACAGCAACTGCGGTCGCAGGCCGTCGGCGCGGGGGCATTCGGCGGCAGCCGTCAGGCGATTGCTGAGCGCGAACTTGGCCGAAACGTTGCTGAGCAACAGGCGCGCACAAGCTCTGGTCTTCGGGCTGGGGGCTTTGAGCAGGCTCAACAACAGGCTCAGCAGGCCTTTGAGCAGCAACAGCAGCGTCAAGGTCAGTTTGCACAGCTTCTTGGGAACCTTGGCACGTCTTACGGACAACTGGGACTTCAGGGTGCAGGTCAGATTGGCGCTCTGGGCCAAGGTCTTGGTAGCCTTGGGACGCAAATGGGCGCACTGGGCGAACTTGGCCAGAACCTTAACATCCGCGATGTTGGGACGCTCATGGATATTGGCACTGTTCAGCAGGCTCAGACGCAGGCGGGGCTCGACGCGCTGCGCCAAAACCAGTATCAACGGACCATGGCACCATATCAGCAGCTTGGCTTCTTCTCGGATATCTATCAGGGCTTGCCTGTCGGTCAGACGCAAACGACCACGCAGCCGGGTCCAAACCCGATTTCGCAGATTGGCGGTCTTGGACTCTCCGCTTACGCCCTGAGCCGCCCACGGACATAAGGACCAAGGACCATGGACAACGTTCTAAATCGCCCTTTGTTCCGCGGAAACGTTTCCGCTGACCCTAGCGGCGCGATCAGTCGGCAGTATCAACAACCTTCGGTCGTCCCTAGAGGCACAATACCCAAGTTTATATCTCAAGAAGTAAATCTAGAGCCCGTCATCCTGAACCCCGGTACGACAATGGCTCAGGAGTTTTTGTACGACCGAAATACCGGTCAGGTTCGTCTTCCAGATGGCTCCCCGCTCCCCGCTGCAATGCAAGCGAACGTGTTCAAAGCTATCCGCGAGCAAGAGGAAGTGTCTGTGGGAACCGGTCTAGCTGCCCTGCAGCGTGATCTTGCGCGTAAAACGGCGCAGAGCCAAATGGCTATGGTTCAAGGCGAAGGGGCTACAGGCACCATGCTAGCTGAAGAAGCTGGACGGATACGCAAAGCCATTCCCGAAGCTGAAGCGGCCTTTGCCGAAGTTCGAGACCGAAAAGTCATGAATCCTATTACGAGTCGTGGTATTACCGCGCTTGAAGGCCCTGAGGCTGTGGTGTCTCAAATGACTCCTGAACAGCTGGACATCTTCAACAACCTTGATCGCGCTGCCGGTAACCCCGCCCCTGACGCGACCGCTCCTAAAGTGACTGTTCCGGGGTCCCCGATCCTCGGACTTTCTGGCATGGAAATGGAAGCTCGGGACCGCGGACCTCGCGCCGCCACCCCTTCTCCAGCGCCCACGCAACCCACTGCCCAACAAGGACCCGACTTCGAGCGTACCGGCCGACAAGGGTCTTTGGTCACCGATCCCGCCAAGGTCGCCACAGGGCTAAACGCCGAAGACCCTGCGGTTCGTGAGAAAACCCTCGCGGACTTCATGAAGGAGTTTACGGACTCCGCTCCGAAATACGAGGGCACTGACAAGAACCTCATGCTGGCCCAGATTGGCTTTGCCATTGCTGCGGGTGAGAGCCCCAACGCCATGAAGAACATTGCTGATGGCCTTCTGATTGGGTCGGACACGATGATCAAGGACAAGGCTGCCAAGGCCGAGTTTGATCGCCAAATTAAGCTTTCGGCTATGCAGTACGGTCTTGAAAACAAAGCTCAGGAACGCGCTTTGGAACGTCAGTTCACCGATTACGTTGCCTCCAAGGATGTCAATTATCGGGGCAAAAAGTATGGCTCTGGCGAAAGCATTCCGGTTCTGCATTCCGATATTATCAACGGCCGCATGCCTGACGGCGTAGTTAGCGAAAGCTTGAGCGATGCCATGACGGTCAGGGACACTGCTCTTCGAAAATCCCTGCTTGAGGCTGAGAAAAATCAAACCCTATCCCCAGAGCAGTATCGTGCTAGTATAGAAGCCATAGATGAGGCTGCCGACGCTTTTTCCAAGGCTAGAAACACTATTCCACTCATTGAGTCCAGTATCATCAGAAATGCTGATGATGAGGTTACTGGGTTAAAACCCGCCTTGCTGACAGCAGTCAACCAAGCGGCCAGCGCGGCGGGCATCAAGATTGAGGGCCTAGACTCCGTGGAGAAATATAATTCCGCGATGCAGACCGTAGCCGCCCGAATGGTTCAGGACATTTTGGGTGAAGCTGGAAACAATATTTCTAACGTAGACCGATCACTGGTTGACGCTATTGTTGGTGTTGCGGCTGGTGGTTACGGCAACATATTTAAGGACCAAGGGGTTCTTAACTCAAAACTGCAGGAAATTTTGCAACAGGCAGAGTCCAAACAACAGTCCGCTCTAGACACATACAACACTCTTATGGAGGGTTTAGGCGGTACTTATACCCCATCTGGAACGGTTTTTAGAAGCGAAAAGGCAGAACGTGTTTTTAACCCGGAGGAACCGGCACCAAAATTTGAATACCTCATCGATGAGAGCGGAAAATATGTTAAGCGGTACTTGGGCGGAGGGGAATAAATGGGCGTTATCGTCGTAGCCGGTCCAAAGGGTGATGTTGAGTTTGAGATTGACGGCGACAAGCCGACTCAGGCAGAACTTGCCGAAATTGATCGCACCCTGTATCCAGAAGAGTATCAAGCAAGAGTTCCCTCGGCCAAGAGCCCTGTCTCTGGGGCCAGCATTGAGGAAATTCAGGAATACTCCCGCATGCGCGAACAAGCGGGAATCACCCCTGAGGGGGAGCGTATGACCGCTGATGAGTACGCCAACGTCTACCGAGAGGAGGGCGTTGACTACACCCAAGGCCTGCAAGACATAGGTAAATTCTCGCGCTTTGGCTATGGTCGCATGGAAACCGACAAGGAACGTGAAAACTATCTTCGCCGCGCCGTCGGAGAAGGGGGCTTCCGCCAAGACGCCCTTGGCCGCTTTGTTCTGACCCAGAAGGGTCGAAGCAATCTTGGCATGGAGGCAGGGCAAGACCTCGCTATTGACGAAGAAGGCTTGTCCTACGGTGACTTCAAGGAGTTCCTCGGTCAGTCTGGCGTTCCTATGGCCGCTGGTATCGGGGCGGCTCTTATAGCATCTGGCGTGGGGTTTGTGCCCGGCGTTCTCATCGCGGGCGGTGCGGCAGCGGCGGGCAAAGCCTTGGACGAGGGGATCGAGTATGCACAAGGC